TTCGCCGACGGCAAGCCCGCCGGCTCTTCCGGCTCTTCCGGGCGGACGACCCACAAGCAAGGCTACGCCGACCTTCCCGCTGACGCCAAGGCCGCCTGCGACAGCCAAGCCAAGCTCCTCGTCGGCCCCGGCCGAGCCTTCAAGACCGTCGACGACTGGCGCGCCAACTACGCTTCGACCTACTTCAACCTGGAGTGAGCCATGAACAGCCCCTTCTCCCCGCAGACAAGCGCGGCCCAACAAGCCGCTCAAGCCAGTGAGCTCGTCAACCCAGCCAACCTGCCGGCCAAAGCGCCGGTCAAGCGCATCCCCCTTAGTGTCCCTACCCTCAAGCTGACGGTCCCGGAGATTCCCGGCTACGTCTGCCACTGGTTCCGGGGCTCTGAGGGCCGCATTCAGCAAGCCCTGGCCGCGGGCTACACCTTCGTGGATCGTGGAACCGTGGAGCTCAACCAACACGGCCTCGCCAACGACTTCCAGAAGGACGGCAACTCCGACCTCGGCAACCGAGTGTCGGTCCCTTCCGGTGACGACAGCTCCCGCATGTACCTTATGAAGCTCCCTCGCGAGCTCTGGGAAGAAGACGGCAAGCTTCTCGCCGACAAACACGAGCAAATCGCTTCGCAACTGCGCGGCGATCAAGGTCTCTCACTGCCGGCCGGGTTCGATCGCTCGAATCGCTACAGCCGCGGTGAGTCCCGCAACCTGTTCACACCTCGGAGGGGCTAGTCATGCCCAATGTCAACACGCCTTTCGGCCTCAAGCCGATCGGGTACCAAAGCGGTGCGCCCTGGAACGGCAAGGTCCGTCGGTACTCGATTTTGCAGGCCAACGCTTCCGCCTTCGCCATCGGCGACCCAGTGACCCTCGGCGGCACAGCCGACGCTGCCGGTGTCGCCAACGTCGTCCTGGCCACGCCCGGCTCGGGGATGATCGGAGCCATCGTCGGCATGGGCGGCGTCACCTACGGTGGCCCGTCAGTCGACCCGACCAACCTCAACACCACGGTCATCCCGGCGACCAAGTCCCGAAACTACTACGTCCTGGTCGCAGACGATCCGTCCACGATTTTCCAGGTCCAGGAGATCGGCACCGGTACAGCACTGACCGTCGCCGAAGTCGGTCTCAACGCCAACCTCGTCGCCGGCACCAACAACGGCTACGTCTCCGGCTGGCTGCTGACCAACACGAGCGAGGCAACCACTGCCACGCTCGACGTCAAGCTGCTCGGCTTGTCCCAGTTCCTGGGCAACGAGTTCGGCGCGTTCGCCAAGTGGAACGTCCTCATCAACAACCATCTGTACCGCGGCGGCATCACCGGCGTGTAAAGGAGAACCATCATGCCTGGTGGCGTCATCAATACCGGCTCGCATCCGAAACTGCTCTGGCCGGGAGTCAAGGCCATCTGGGGTCAGGTCTACGCCGAACACCCCGAAGAGTACGTCGACCTGTACGACGTGCAAGACTCCGAGCGTGCCTACGAAGAGGACGTGGGCCTCACCGGCTTCGGCCTTGCGCCGATCAAGCCGGAAGGTGACAGCGGTGCCTACGACTCGGAGCTGCAAGGCTACGTCTCGCGGTACACGCATCTGGCCTACAGCCTGGGCTATATCGTCACCTACGAGGAACTGCGCGACAACCTGTACATGCAGGTCGCGCCGAACCGCGCCAAGGCGAACGCGTTCTCCATGCGCCAGACGATCGAGACCGTCGGGGCGTTCCTCTACAACAACGCGTTCGTCTCGACGTTCTTCACCACCGGCGACGGCGTGGCGCTGTGCAGCGCGTCCCACGTCCGGGTCTCGGGCGGCACGTACTCCAATCTGCTGACCCCGTCCGCCGACCTGTCCGAGGCCGCGCTCGAGGACATCTCGATCCAGGTGATGAACACCCTCAACGACCGCGGGCTGAACATCAGCCTGATGTGCGAATCCCTGCACATCTCGCCGTCCGAGTGGTTCAACGCCAACCGGATCATGAAGTCGGTGCAGCAGAGCGACACAGCCAACAACAACATCAACGTGCTCAAGGCGACCAATGCCTTCCCCAAGGGCATCAAGATGAACCACTACTTCACCTCGCCGTCGTCGTGGTTCGTCCGGACGAACTGCCCCGAGGGCATGAAGATGTACTGGCGCGAGCGGCCGAACCTGGAGATGGACAACGACTTCGACTCGAAGAACGCCAAGGCCCTCTCCTACATGCGCGCCTCCGTCGGCTGCACCGACCCCCGCGGCATCTTCGCCAGCAACCGGCCGTAAGCCACTTGAGGGAGCTCGGGAACTGAAGGTCCCCTTGCTTAAACGACTGTCCTGTCTTACAGCGTCCCTCCCCACAATCCTTACGCCTTCGGGCGTGAACACTTCACGTAAGGAACCATCATGGGCACTCCCGTTCGTTTCCCCTTCGGCGTCAACAACTCGCGCAAGTTTGGTACGTTTCACCAGTATCTGGGGATGGCGCCGAACAAGGTCTTCGAAGATTTCGACGATTTCAACCGCTTTGCGGCTGCCGAGTGGACCATCACCCGAGTCGGCACGACCCCGACAGAAGCGCTGACTGACGTCAACGGCGGCGCGGTTCTGCTTACCACCGTCGCTTCGGCGTCTTCGAGCACTTTTCTCCAGCGAATCGGCGCCAGTTTTCTGCCGGCGGCCGGCAAGCAAATGTGGGGCTCAACCCGTTTCCAGGTCAGTGACGCTTCCGACACGACCTTCGCGATCGGCCTGCAGTTGACGGACACCACCCCACTCGACGCAACGGACGGCATGTACTTCCTCAAGGCAGCCGCTTCCACTTCGATTGACTTCGTCTGCCGCAAGGATGCCACGACCGGCTCGACTTCCCGGACCGGCATTGCGACCCTGACCAGCGCCACGTTCATCGAGCTGGGCTTCTACTACGACGGCAAGCGCACCATCGACCTCTACGTCAACGACAGGAATGTCTCGCAGCTCGACTTGACGACGTCGCCGGCAGCCTTCCTCCCCGACGCCCAACTGCGCCCCAGCTTCGGGGTGGCGAACGGCGCCAGCGCGGCCCGGACGATGACGATGGACTACCTGCACTTCGCCATCGAGCGCTGAGGCTGACATGCCGCTGCCGGCGCACAACACCGCAGAGAGGCTGATCCGCCTGGCTCTGCGGGATGCCGGACGTCTCCAGACGGGGCAGGAGCCCTCGCCAGAAGTCTTCGACGACGCTCTGTCCCGTCTGACAGACATCCTCAACTACCTGCAAACAAAGGGGATCAAGCTCTGGCTGAACCAGATCTTGGAGATCACCCTCACAGCAGGGACTGGATCCTACACTCTCGGGCCGGCGGGCGCACTCATCTCGCTCAAGCCGTACCGAGCCACTGCCGGGTGGTACGTCAGTTCTTCAGGGACAAGGCGTGAACTCGACGTGCTTTCGTGGTCGGACTACCACAACCTGGGGACTATCACTCAACAAGGAGAGATCAACGGTTTCTTCGTCGACAAGCAAAAGTCCAACCTGGTCGTGAAGACCTGGCAGATCCCTTCGACCTCCGCCGCGACAGGCAAGCTGCAGCTCCAGATCCAACGCCAAGCGGTAACCCCGGCTCTCATCACAGCGGAAGTTGACTTCCCTTCCGAGTGGTTTATCGCCCTTCGGTGGTGTCTGGCGGACGACCTCTCCTCCGGCCAACCCATCCCCATCATGGAGCGGAACAAGGCTAATGCCTTGCGCTACACGGCCGACCTTGAGAACTGGGACGTCGAAGACGACAGCGTGCAATTCACTTACCAAGGAGGCTCCAGATGAGCGACGTCCAATTGTCGGATGCCGATGCGAAGAAGTTGGCTACTCAAACCGCCGACGCAGTCGTCGAGCGTCTGTTCGAAAAAGCAGCTGATGAGGAGACCGTTGCTCGTCTGGCGAGCGTGTGGTCTGCTCAGCTGGACCGCCACATCGGCAAGGTGGTTCGGCGCACTGTCTACACTTTCCTCATCGGTCTGATCGTCTTCCTCGGCCTGAAGATCGACGCGCTCCTGAGCTGGTTCAAGGGCCACTAATACGAGGGTAAAAATGGCGGATTATTTGCGCGGACAAAAACGGGAACTTGAACTCCCGCTTCGTCTGTCCCTTGTCGCCCCGCCAGCCCAGCGAGGGACGGCCCTCACAAACGACTCGCGGCTGGTCAACGGCTATGCGGATTTGACGGAGGACAATGAACTCCACGTCGTCAAGCGGCCAGGATTTACCCTGGCGTACACGCTGACGGGAGGGGCCAATCTTACTGCCTCCGGTGCCTACGACATCTACCACTTCTGGACCCAGAATCTTTTCCCGGGTTCGGCGGGCTTGATGTATCGCAGCAACACGCTTGTCGCCACTTTGTACTCTGAAGCAGCAACGCTGACGTATAACTACTGGGCCTCCTACGTCCAGAGTGGAACTCGTTCCCGCGTTTTGCTGGTGCACAACACTCGAGGCGCCAATGTCTATAACCCCAACACTGGGGTGGCAGTGGTGCTAACCCTTGCCGACAATCCCTTCGGACCGTTGACTGGAGCCGTCAACACCGGCTCGCCAGTCGTCACGGTGGCCTCCACGGCCGGCCTGCAAAAGTACAGCACGCCTTCTGCCTCTGGCGGTGCCTTCGCCACCTCCGACTTTGTCCAGTCGATCGACTCGGCAACTCAGTTTACGATGTCGGCAAACTCAGCCATCACGAATGCCGCACAAGCCATCACTTTCAATTCTTCCGGTCCGAACGGCACTCGACCGTATGTCGACACTTCCAAGCGCCTGCTCCCCGGCGTCGGAGATTTGAACTCGCGCGCCCACCTCTGCAACGAGATCAGCCAACTCCAATCCGCTGATCCTGGCGATCCGACTGCCTGGGACCCCTTGTCTTTTCTGTTCGCCTACGATCGCCAGCAAACTCCCATTGCGATTGCCCGTCACCTGACGTTTGTCCTCGCGTTCAAGACAAACTCCATCGAGTTTTTCCGCGACGCCGGCCAGACCCCAGGCTCGCCCCTCCTCCGAGTCGACAATCGCAAACTCGACATCGGCCTTGCCAGTGCCACGGCTCTGTGCGAACTTGACGGTGCGCTCTTCTGGATCAGTACAACCGACAGCAAGCGCTACAGTGCTCACATGCTGGAGAAGGGTGAGCTGAAAGAGTGTGCTTCCCCGTCGATTGCCCGGCTGTTCTCGGGCAACACACCGACAGTAGTTTACGGTTTCACCTACTCTGGCCACACCTTTTTCGTCTGCACGTCAGTCACGGGCGGATACTCAGCTGTCTACGACAAGCAGCTTGGCCTGTGGTATTTCTGGCAAGCGCTTGGCCAGACCTACCTCCCCTTTAGGGCCACCTGCTTTGACTCCGTCGACGGTGAGGTCATGTTTCAGTCCTTTTCCGGCGGCACCCTGTACAAGCTCAACAAGACGGCCTCGAGTGATGCAGGCGCCGGCTTCGACATGGACATCTACGCGCCGGAGTTCGATGCCGGCACCCGCTTGACCAAGTACCTCTCCAAGATGTACGTCGTTGCAGATCAGATCCCGGGAAGCACCCTCAGCCTCCGGGTCTCCGACGACAACCAGCAAACCTGGTCGGACTACCGCACCTTCAATCTCGCCTACGACAGGCCGCGACTGGACGAGTGTGGTTCGTTCTACAAGCGATTCTTTCATTTCCGTCACTCCGGCACCCAGCTTTGCCGCATTCGGGGTGTGGAGCTTGATCTACTCCCGGGCACGCTGTGAGTACATTCAACCAACCGCCGACAAGCCTGCCGCTCGGCTTGACGGCTGGTGAGCCGCCTCGCGAATGGATCGACTGGTTTACGGAGCTGGCTTCTGCGCTCGACGGCGGGTTCACAGGTACAGTACCCCTAGCCAAAATCACCGGCGGCGGCACCGACGGAAGCTTGACATTCCGCGGCGGCTTGCTTACCTCCGTCGTCCAACCTACCTAGGAGTTTGTATGTCTGTTCTCCAACAGTACTACGCTGACAGCACCAACACATCAGGTGGGCTGGGGTCTCGCATGGGCAACTGGTCAATGTATGCACTCAATGGTCAGGGTGCCATTGACCAAGCCCGCATGCAGGAAGCCTCCGGCTCGGACAATGGCCAGACCAATGTCTACCCCAACATCACCCTCCCGCCGGACATTGCCCAGCAGCTGGGCTTCCGCGGAGAGCGCAGTGTTGCGGTTCCGCTCGACGGCTCAAATTTTGACGGTCAAGAGCAATTTGCCGACTCTCCAGAGTACAAAGCCTTTCTCGAGCAGCTCAGTGCCCAAGGCTACCGAATCGGTGTCGGCGGCAGTAACGGTGGCTTCGACTACCAAATCTTCGATCCGCAGGGCCGGCCGGTCACTTCGTGGAACAGTGGGAACGATGACCTGTTCGGGCTGGCTGCTCTTGCCGCCGGAGGTACGGTTGCCTGGCAAGCCGCCGGTCTGGGCGGGGCAGGCGCTGGAACTGGGGCTGGCACGGGAGCCGGGACCGGAATGACGGTCGGCGAATTTGGGCCTGGTGTATGGGAGGCCGCCAGTACAGGCGGCAGCGGACTTGCCGGCGGCACTGGCATGACGGCAAGCGGCAGTTCGGTGGGCACTTCACTCGGTGCGTCAGGCGGTTCAGGCTTGGTGGCTCCTGCAGGAACTTGGGGGTCGGTCGGAACTTCGGCTTCGACAGGCGCCAGTGCCGGCGGGTGGTCAAGTGCCCTCTCCAACATCAACACTTGGAAAGGACTGTTCGACATTGCGTCAGGTGTCTATGGCATGCGGCTCGCCAACAAGGCGCGGGAAGCTTCCGACCCGTTTGCCCAGTACCGGCCGGGCTACGGTGCCCGCCTGCAAGAGCTCGAGAGCAATCCCAGTTTGATCACGCAGCGACCGGGCTGGTCTGCCGGCATTTCAGCCATCAATGCTTCGAGCGGGGCAACCGGCCTCTTTGGCTCGGGGAACGAAAAGGCCGCGTTGATGCGGTGGGGTGGCGACTTCTACAACGCCGAGGCCAACCGGCTTGCCGGCCTTGCCGGAGCCGGCGCAACTCCGGGGGCTGGCCAATTCAACGCTGCCATGCTCGACAGTTCTGCCTTGGCCTCCATGGCTTATGGCTTTGGTCGCTTCATTCCACAGACCACGCGGCGGGGAGATTAACCATGGAAGGCTTGTTTGGCGCTGCAGCCGGCTCTCGGCTGTTCGACATGGATCAGCTCAAGTTCCGCGAGGACGCCCGCCAGGAGCAAGAGCTGGCTTCCAACACTGCGTACAAGGCGGCAATGGCAAAAGCCGCCAACCGCGAGGCTGACATCAAAGAGGCAAAGCTCGCGGACGAGCAAAGACTGGCTCGGCTTTCTGCTGAAGCCGCAGGAACCGAATCACCCACCACACCGGCGGGTCAGATCGCTCAACTGCAGCGCGTGTCGCAGGCGTTGATCCGATCCGGCAACCCGGGCGAGGCGGCCAAGCTTCTCTCCACTTCCGCCCAGATCGTCCAAAGGTTGGAGTCTGCCGCTGCTTCCAAAGCATCTGCCGCCAAGTCGCAATTCGACCGAGCCCAGCAAGTTATGGGGGCCTTGCAGCAGACTGTCCTGGGCGTCAAGAACCAGGCCGAGCTGGATCAAGCTCGCCTTACTTGGCAAGCCGCCTACCCCGACGAGCCGTTTCCGCAGGAGCTCGAGACTTTTAACCCGACGGCGATTTCTCGGTTTGTCGCCAACTCCAAAGCATGGCTTGAC